TCTTGAAGGCGAGCTCGCCGTTCTCGATGATCTGGGTGGCGATCTTTGTCATGCCCTCCGCCCGCCTCAGCTCTCTGTCAAGCTGTTCGTCTGTCAGGTCTTCGTCGTTCAGCCGTTCCAGCTGCTCAAAGAGGTGGTTGTTCAGGTCTTGCAGTGTGTTCTTCATGTTATCCCTCCTCTCTATGCGCTGAGCTTACAGTGGCAGAAAGCTCCCCGATTGCCAGTGATCGGCATGTCCGACTCATTGAATTGCTGTTCTGTGTAGTAGTCGGAGCAGTTCAGGATCCCCGGGGTTCTATCAGGATAGTGCTTCCGGAATATTGCATGTGCGTCTCTCATGCTGGGCGCGACTATCTCCACCCAGCCGCCGCGGAAGGGAAAACGCTCGTCAGAGCCGAAAGTGTAGATAACTTTTACAGCTTGTGTGTTGTCTTCTTTTGGAAGGGCGGTTCCTTTCAATGTTGTCATGTGTGTGTCCTCCATTCAGTTTCTTATAGTTTACCTTTATGTTCACGATTGTGAACAAACTAAATATAACACTTTCGTGTACTTTTGTCAACACTTGTGTTATACTGTTTTAAGAAAATTTTTGGAGGTGCTGTTATGGCTGACTTTGCTGTTGTTTTTAAGAATTTGAGAAAAGAAAGAGGTCTCACGCAACAAGAACTCGCCGATCGGCTTGGTACTACAAAAAGTACAATCAGTATGTACGAACGAGGTGAGCGTCGGCCTGGCCTTGATATTGCAGAAGCAATCACTGACTTTTTTGGTGTAGATCTGAGTTATTTAATCGGTACAACCGATAAAGTGACAAAACTTACTGGAACGCATGAAGACGAAGTTGCGGCAGCTGAAGGCGGAGCAATGGTTTTACTGAGTGCAGAAGAGAGAGCATTGATAAAAGCTTATAGACTTGCAAGCGCTGACACACGATCCGCTGCTCGAGCTGTTCTGGGGGTAGACTGATATGCTGGGCGCTATTTATGCAAGATATTCCGCGGGGCCAAACCAGACGGACCAGTCCATCGAGGGCCAGGTCGCTGACTGCCAGGCTTATGCAGAGAGAAACGGGATCCAGATCATTGAAATATATGCCGACCGGCACATCTCAGGGAAGAGCATCGTCGGCCGGAATGAGTTCCAGAGGATGCTGCACGATGCGGAGCAGCACCGCTTCGAGTGCGTGATCGTCTGGAAGATCGACCGCTTCGGGCGGGACCGGCAGGACATCGCCCTCAGTAAAATGAAGCTGAAAAAGGCGGGCGTCCGTCTGCTGTATGCTGAGGAGTCTGTCCCGGAGGGGCCGGAGGGGATCATCCTGGAGAGCGTTCTGGAAGGCCTGGCCGAGTATTACTCCGCAGACCTCCGGCAGAAGATCGTCAGGGGCATGAGGGAGACCGCGAAAAAGGGACAGTATTGTGGGGCGCCGCTGCCGATCGGCTACACGGTGGACGACGAGAAGCACATCATCGTCGACGAGGAGAAGGCTGCCGTTGTCCGGGAAGCCTTCCGGATGCACAACGCCGGGGCCCAGACGAAGGAGCTGGTCGAGCTCTTCCGAAAGCACGGCGTCACTGGCCAGCGCGGGAAGCCGATCACCCAGGCCGTGATCTATCGGATGTTACGGAACGAAAAGTACCTCGGCCGCTTCGAGATCCAGGGGGTTGAGATCCTGACGGATCCCATCATCGACCTGGCCACCTTCGAGGAGGCGGCCAAACACTTCGGGACGCCGCGCAATAACGCGGCAGGGAGGGCAAAAGTGGACTATCTGCTGAGCTGTAAATGTTTTTGTTCATACTGTGGGGCGATGCTGAACGGGGAGTCCGGCACCAGTAAAACGGGGAAAGTGTACCACTATTACAAGTGCGGTGCGAAGAAGCGCGGCAAGAAGTGCGAGCTGAAGCCGATCCCCCGGGATCACTTCGAGGATCGGGTCATCGAGGCCACGGTCGAGGACATGCTGACCGAGGACATGATCGAGAAGCTCACGGTCCGAATCCTGAAGATCCAGGAGCAGGAGGACGCTCTGGATCCGGCCGCAGCATACCGGAAGCAGCTCGACTCAAACCGGAAGCGCCAGCGGAACATATTGGACGCCATCGAGGAGGGCACTGGGGCCCGGGGCCTTGCCGGTCGCCTGGCGGAGCTGGAAGCCGAAGAGGAGGAGCTGCTCGTGGAGATCGAGCGGGCAGAAATGAAAAAGCCCCGGCTCACCAGTGAGGCGGTCGGGGCTTGGCTTCGTTCGTTCAGAAATGGGGATACAAAAGACGCCGCCTTCCGGCAGCGTCTCGTTGACACGTTCATCGCCCGGATCGAGGTCAGAAACGGCCAGGCGATGATCTTCTACAACATACAAGAAAAAGGACCGCACTCAAAAGTTCGAGTACGGTCCGAATGGTGGAGGTCGCGGAGTCGTACTCGAACTTTTGAGCCCTTTGTCGTTGACGGGTACATCGTTCTCCCGATCGCCATATAAACGAAAAAAAAGCCCCCGGCAGCTGCCGGGGGCTCTTGTCTTATGCCAGGATCTCGCTGACTCGTTTCAGCACGGCTGCAGCATCGCAGCCGGAGCTCTTCAGCTGGGCCGCGATGTCCTGGGCCAGTCTTTCCACTGCCTTCTGAGCCTCGGTCTGGCCGTCGTCCAGGATGGTGCAATAGGCAGGGTTTTCGAGGTAAATCCAGCCTGCGCCGCTTTTCAGCTTGCCCCAGCCATCTTGCACCTCTGTGATGGTGAAGACGCCCTTGCCAGTCTGGCCCTTGACGGCGTAGCTCATGCCCGGGCCCTCGCGATAGTTCAGGTCGTTGATGATGACCCGGACCGTAAAGGGCACGGCCGGGAAGCTGCTGACGGTCTGCTCGGTGCCGGTACCCAGCTTGGCATTGACCGCTTCCGCGATGGCACCGTGGCGCTGATAGAGATAGTCGCCCGGGCAGGCCTTATTGGCAAACCAGCGGTGGACGGTCATGTTCTGCTTGTCCACCTGGCCGATCAGGCTCTTGTCTGCCTTCCAGAGCAGCTTCTTGATGCCGTTGCGCTTGCAGATGTCCGCCACCAGCTCAATGAGGGCCGCGTAGGCCGCGTCGGTCACTGCATACGGGTGACTGGTATCACTGGCGACTTCGATGGTGACGGCCCGGTTGTCATTGTCGCGGTTGGAGCTGCACCAGGAGCGATCTGCTTCCGGCACGCTCAGGCCGATGCTGCCATCCTTGCCCACGACATAGTTGGCGGAGCACTCGCGGTCTGTGGTCGCGAAGTAGTCGCAGCCCTGCTTTGCTGTCCACTGGCCCACGATACAATGGATCGTGATGGTGTCAATGGCGTGATTGCGCGGGCTGGTGCGGTTTTTGGTGATGTTGGTGTATGTCACCAGCGGGCTGTTGCCCATGATGTTGTCCTCCTTTTCGGTGCTTCTATTTGCGTAGGCGTCAAAATAAGCCTGGCCGAAGCTGGCCCGCTTGGCCTTGACGCTGCTGCTCATATTTGCCGGGCGTTCGTACCTGGTCAGCACGATGTCCGACGCTTCCCTCACTGTTCTGGCCGTCCGGAGAACTTCCCAAACGGCCGCGTAGCCCTTCAGCTCCCGGATCATAAAGTCCAGCTGCATCTCCAGGCTGCCGATGGACGCGCCGATCTTCCGGGCAAAGTTCAGCAGGGACTCCTTGCGGCTCCAGTAGGTCCACTGTGCCAGACCGTAGCCAGCACTGTCATGGACAAAATTAGAATAAGCGCCGGAGTCCACGGCGGCCGTGTAGGCCGTATCTGTGAAGCCCAGGCGCTTCTCGTAGCTGTTCTGGAGGTTCTGAGGGTTGAGCCCGCTCTCAGCGTAAAGGTTGCCCATGAGCCCTGCCGCACCGGCAGGGCTCAGGCCTTTACATCTGAGAAAGTTCCAGATCGTCCTCTCCGTGGAGGACCCGGTCGCCTTCATGTCTTACTCCTTGGGCACCGGCGTTTCGCCGTCCGCCTTTTGCTTCAGGACCTCGATGGCCTTGACCAGTACGCCAGGAATAGGCGCGCCCATCAGTCCCGCGTTTTCAATGATCGAGATCGTTTCGTTCGCGATGAAGGCGATGATCGTCGCATCCCGGATGAAGTTAGACCCCATGATCAGATCCAGGCGGCAGGCTACCAGCACGACCAGGAGGGTCATGCCTTTGCGGCAGAGGCCCTTCCACCCGGCCCGGCTCTCCAGCGTGCCGCCGTCAGTCTTCGGGGACTTATGGAACACGCCAGCGACGACGAGGCCGGTGATGTAGTCCACGGCCATGAAGATCATCAGCGTGACCAGGGCCGTGTCCCAGCCGCCGAAGAGGGAGGCGATAAAGCTGCCCACCACTCCCACGATTGTGCAAATTCCGTTTTTCATACTTGTGTACCTCCTTTTTATTTACTCGGCATAGACTTCCCAGCCTGCCGGGTATGTCTCAGGGCTCCAGACGTTCCCGTCCATGGTGGAGATGTAGAGGGTGCCGTTGTGGCTCACGATGTCCCCGGTGTTGTAGGCGTCAGAAGCGCCCAGAGGCTGCACCCAGACCGGGTAGCCGCCCTCGATCACGCCGATGGCCTTGTAGAGGCTCGTGGCGGTGTCAGGCGTCCACTCAGCAGCGCTGGTGTGGTCCTGCAATACCTGATAGAGCTGGGGATCGCCCACGGAGTTCACGCCGTAGGAGATGACGTCCTTGACCTTGTAGGCTTTGCCCACCTCATAGGCCGGGAACATGGAGGGGATCTCCAGCATCTTGTCCAGCTGGGTCTCCGCGTCCAAAGTGGTGACAAAATACTGCAAAGCGGTCCGCATCTCAGCGGCTAATTTCATCATGTCCATAGCTTATACCTCCCCCGTGAGCAGCACCTTCATGGCCTGCTCCATCTCGTTCATCTTGGCCTCCATCGTTTCCTTGGCCACTTCGTCGGCGGTCTTGTCAGCCAGGATAAACCAGTATTTTGTGCCGATCTTGCAGATCTGCACCAGTTTCATGTTTTCGTGCTCCTGGGCGCCATCCGGGCCCTCAATGGTCACTTTGCTGAGGTTGTCCCGGAAGACGTCCTCGGTGACTTTCTTGTCGCTGATGTAGTTGTTGCCGTTGAGGGTGAGTCCCTCCAGGGCTGTCCCATCAGCCAGCGTAATCTTGAATGTCCTTTTTTCCATGTTGGTCTCCTTCCGAAAAGTTGATAATATAGCAGGCTCATGTTGCTGATCTGCTGCCTTGACATGCGTTTCCAGTTGCCGCCCAGCCATGACTTGAAAGAGTTCTCCACGTCAAAATAGCTCATTTCTCCGGCATCCAGCTTCCGCTTGTAGGCCTTCAGCTTGCGGCGCTCCCGGGTGACTGCCTTCGGGTGGATCTTCCGGATCACGCGCCCCGTGTCAGTCAGAGAGTAGCCGATCTGCAGGTAGCGGTAAAAGCTGGACAGCTTGCAGATCCTCGTCTTTTTCTCGTTGATAATGATGCCGTATTCTTCAGCGATCTGCCTCACGCCCTCCAGCACGGTCAAAAGAAATTCTTTGCTGTCGCTGATGATGTGCGTGTCATCGGTATATCTGCCGAAGAGCTTGCAGCCCATCACGATCGAGATGTAGTTGTCTATCCGGTATGGATGAACGATCCCGACGTCCTGAGAGACCTGGTTGCCGATGCCAACGCCTTTCTTTAGCGTCTTTTCACCGGTCAGCAGTTTCGGATCTGTGAAGCGGTTCATCATCGGGTCGACTTTGCTGTGGTACATTTCCGCGATCTCTTCATCGGAGAAGCGGGAGACGTCCAGCTCGAAGGTCCTGAAAATGTCCCGGATCAGTGTCATGGCCACCTGAGCGACGTCCGGCTCCTGCTCTCGCCGGATGAAATAGTCGAGCGTGGCCAGGATCGGCTCATGCTGGAGATTGCCATAATAACCGGAGAAATCAATGAAGAGCACCCAGCCCTCGTTGCTGCCGGTCATCATGTAATAATGATGCAGATCCTCCTCGAAGTGCTTCCGGTGAAAGCTGACGCCTTTGCCCTTCTGGCTCGCGCTGTTAGTGTAGGCCAGATATTTCTGGATTGACGGAGTGATCACCTCGTCGCAGAGGAGGTGATTGACCGTTTTGTCTCTCATGATGTTACTGGTGATGTACCGGCTGTGGCCCCGTTCATTGATAGGGAACTTCTGGCCAGGTCCTGGTCGGTACGCGCCGTGCATGAGCTCGTCCTGGAGTTTTGCAGTCTGGAGCAGCTGGGTCATCTCATACAGTTGGGTCTTGTACTTGAAGCGGCTGCCGGTCATTGCCTTGGTGCCTGCATCGTAAATCCGGTTTGCATCATACAATTTGTTATCCATAAAAATAAACCGCGCAATAGTGACAGCGATCGTAACCGGCCACGTCGCGGTTGGCATTTATCGGCTTAGCGGCCGAAGGGATGACTCTTCCTTTCCCATTGCCGTGCGCGGGATCCAGCCCGATAGGATGCACGGTTGTGAAATCCGGGCGGACGCCGATGGAGTTCGAGGCGTTCCAGTTGTTGGCATTGCCATTGTTGTTGACGTTGCAGAAGTTCGTCGCCGACTGAACAATATCAAGAGTCACCCGCTGCTTTGCGCTTTGGTCCTTTCAAGTGTTTTTTGAAACGGTTGTCAGACTGCCGGAGGCTCTTGATCGTGTTGAACAAGTGCTCGATCTCCAGCACGATGCCGGTGTACTTGTTTTTGTCTGCCGGAAGGACTTCCGCGATATACTGGAGCTCGTCCTGGAGCATATTGCAGCACTCCATCGCCTTGTCCCATTGCAGCCGCCTCTCCTCATATTCCGACCAGTAATCCGGCCAGATGGTATTGGCTGCCCGCATGTGGACGCTGATGTCCTGGCAGAACGTGAGCACCCTGGCCCGCTCCTGCTGGATAAACCAGAGGTTGAAGTCTTCCTCCTGCTCGCGGATCTTTGCCGCCAGTTCCTCGCGCTCTTCTTCATTGACCACATAGGCAGTCACGGCCTTGATGTGCTTGTCAAAGCGCTTTTGACTGTAGCCAAAGGTCGCCATCAGCTCGGCGGTGATCCGCTTCCTGATGTTGTAGATCATGTGTTGAGCGCGAAGAGGTGACTCAGAGCGCTCGCTTTTTGGGATGTCTGACATGCTTCGTTATCTCCTTATCATCCCGGGCCGCAAGGGCCCGGGGATTGTCGATCAGTAGATCAGGAAAGCCGGGCGGACGCCGAGGGAGGCCGAGGCGTCCCGGTAGTTGGCAGCGCCAAGGGGGTGGACGGTGCAGAAGGCCGTCGCCGACCGAACATCCCGCAGCCACCAGTTCTCCCGATTGGTGATCAGATCCGGACGCGCCCGGAAGAGCGCCAGCTGGCTCTTGTCGATGCCGGTGTCGTAGCCGTTCTGCGATCCGCCGCCCCAGGCATAAGAGCCGTAGACCATGTGCTCATTCATGAGGTCGATCTGTGTGTCATACCAGGCCCAGCCGGAGCTCATGCCGTTGCTGACAGCATTGGTCAGGAGCTGGCGGTGGGTCAGGATGTGATCCGCGCCGAAGTCCTGCTTGATAGTCGCCAGAGCCGCAGCCAGGCCGGAGGTCTTCATCTTGCTGCCGTAGTAGGCGCCGGTCGTGACGTTGGTGTCGTTCATGACGCCGTTATAAAACGACTTGTCCGGAAATACCAGCATGTGGTGCTGGGTGAGTTCAGTGGCCCCGCAGTGGAGCCGGTAGTCGGCATGGGCCGCCCAGTATTTCCGGCCGTTGATGGTCCAGTAGCCCCCGGCGCGGACCTTGCTGAAGGTCCCCGAGCGGATGTCCTGGGACTGTTCCGCCGTGAAGCTGGTGCCCAGGTCGTACTCCACAATGAGCGAGTTCGCCCTGGAGGCGCCAGGCTTGGTGAGGATGTCGGTCAGCGTTTCCAGGTCCTCGATCGCCTGGGCGTTTGTCTTGGTGTCTCCCAGCACCTCATTGAGGGCAGCGACCAGACTGGTCTTATCCGTTGTCTCCAGTGTGCTCAGGTCGCCAGTGATGAAGGCGCCCAGCGCGGACAGCTTCAGGGCCTTGACGCCGGTGCCGTCTGCCAGACGGACCAGAACGATGTCGTTGCCGCTGGAGACTGCCGCGATCGCGGGCTCCTCATTGAAGCGCTTGCCGTTTTCGATGTTGATCTGCATGTTGTTTTCTCCCTTCTTATGCGTACATATATTTCCAGTCGACCATGACAGCATTGTCATCGTCGTCCAGGATCACGTTGCCATCGTCATCCAGCAGCGGCGCGAAGAAGTCGTTGTGGATGTTCATGTATTCGAGCAGGCTGAGACGCTCGCCTTGCTCGTTCGTGATGTTGATCAGACGCCCGGCGACGTCCTCGTCGAGGAGCCCCTGCACTTCTGCAAACCAGGCGTTGAAAGCGTTCTGACTGTTCCGCTGGAACTCTTTCAGGGCCTCGGTGGTCGCGGTGAGATCCGCGTTGCCCTTTGCCTCCAGATGCTCGATGTACTCGTCGATCGCCGCCGTGTAGCCGTTATAGGCTTGTGTGGCCATGTTCTGAAACATCTCGTAACTGGCGTCCGACTTCTCCACGAACTCCGTATAAAAAGCATTGAACTGATCATAGAAGACCTCCGTGTCGAGATGGTCGATCAGCTGGGTGATGAAGCCGCAGACAGAGCTGTCCGCCCGGGTGTCCGTGATGGAGCTCTGGGTGATGACGCCCTGATTGGTGCCGATGCTGACCAGAGCCAGGCCCAGCTCATAATAGTCGCCGCTGGACGGTTGGAGAAGCTCAGGCGGGACGGGGTTGGCCGCAGGTGTGCCGGTTTTGACGATGATCTCGCAGAGGCGCTCCAGGTAGTTGCAGCGGAGCACGACGCGGTCGATCCGGCTGTATTGTGTGGGCGCTGTCGCGAGCGCGTAGGTCTCCTCTGCCCCGTCATAGGCAAAGGCCCCGTTGATCAGGCCGAAGCCTGGGCGGATCTTTACGGTCAAGCCAGAACTGCCCGCGACGACCTGAAAACAGTCCCCGGGCAGAGCCAGCACCCCGTTGGTGAGCAGCTTCGCAAACAAGAGCCGAAAGAGCTCTGACGTTTCTGCTCGGTCAAAAATAGGCATACCCTCGGAGTCGACCCCGGTGATCTCTGAGTCAAAATATCCGTATCTCATAGCCATAATTTACGATGCCTCCCTCTTTATGATTTTTGTGATAGACGTCGCCATGTCATTGCCGAAGACCACGCTGAGCGTCTGCTTGCTGCCCTCGTAGACCTCCTGGATCTCGGTGATCCGCTTGGTCGTCTCAATGCCGACGTCGGTATAGCGGTAGGTGCAGAGGTCGCCCAGGTCGAAGTCTGTCATATAGACCAGATTGGCGTCCGGATCCACGTCGCTGTTGACCGTCTCCACTTTTTCGTATTCCGCCAGCTTTTCCAGGCCGCGCTGCCGGAGCAGCTGCCGGTATTGTGCCTGGGTGTAGGTGTGCTCGCTGCCGTTGTCGTCCGTGTAGGTGCTCTGCAGGTCTCTTGCGTCCACATAGAGCTCCCGGCGTTCCTCGTTCGGATTGCTCCGGATGTCCACCTCCACGATGACCCGGGCGGCCCCTTCACCTTCCCCGGCCACATAAGCGAAGTTTTTGCACTCCGACTCGTCCCGGTCATAAACCGCATTTTTGACATTGTAGAAGCTGTCGGAGAAGATGGCCCAGCTGTTGACCTCTTGCGCGTCGGTTCGATCCTTGCCCTGCCACACCACAAAGGAGAGGGTGTTGGCCTGATAGTCATAGGCGAGCCGGTGGCTGAGCTCCTGGGTCTTTTCGATCTCGTAGAGCTTGTCGCCCAGCCGGTCGCCGGTGGCCATGACGGTGATGCTGCTGCCGACACCGGAAAGCGCTCCGAGCTGTAGGTGCGCGATCTTGCGGCCAGCGTCGGTCGGGTTGATGGCGAACTTCTGGACCAGCTGGCGGCCGATAGCTTCCGGAGTGCCGGTGAGGTTGATCTGGGTGTTCAGGACCCGATCGTTCAGCAGCTCCTCCGAAAAATAGCCCTTGCAGTAGGCCGTCCGTGCGCCCTTGGCGTCCCGGGCAAAGTTGACTTCCCGGATGACGCCGAGATCAGTCCGGTCGCTCCGGTAGAGGTAGCGGCCGGTGTTCATAAGCTCAAAAAACTCGGCGGGAGTGTAGAGCTCAAAGAGGCCGGAGTCATAATAACGCCGATCCCATATCAGAGTATTGAAAACGCTCACCACGCCGAGCGTGTCCATGTTTTTGTCGAGAATGATCAGCTGCATAGGCTATACCCCCAGATACTTCGGAGTATAAAAAAGGTTGACGTCCAGGTTGGTGTAGTTCCCATCCGCGTCATACTCCAGATAGTTGTCACCCACGGCGAGCTGGAAGGGCTCGCTCTGGCGGTCAATGCGCTGGTAGCAGTTGACGCCGTTCAGCGTGATGACCTGGTGCCGGTCGTTTGTGTCGATCAGCAGGATGTCACCCTGCTGCATGACCACCTTGACCCTCATAAACTGGCCGGTGCCGGTGTTGGTGATCTTCGGGTTGGTAACGCTGCCCCGGGTAGCGATGAACTGGATCTGGACGCCGGTCGGGACGTCTCCATCGTTGGAAAGAACGACCTCCTTGTGCAGTGTCCGGTAGCCCATTGTCATGCCGCCCAGCATCAGCCCCCGGGCCTTCGGTGGATAGTCCAGCTTGCCCGTGGCTCTGGTCACCAGCACCCTCCAGGGGAAGGCGAAGAGCGGGGAGATATTGGCCATGTTTTTGCCGAAGTTGTCGACGTTCAGCATGTACGGATCCGGGCAGATCAGGTCAACCAGGATCCGGAGCTTGTTGTCCATGTTTTGAGCCGTGCCAAAAGTCCAGCCCTCCAGCTCGTACTCGATGTTCCGGCTCACGCCCATGTTGATGATCAGGGCGCAGCCGGTGTACTTTGGATTGAAGAACTGGATCACGCGGGCCCGGTTCTCGGGGTTGTTTTTGTTGCTCTTGAAGCTGGCCTCGATGTGGATCGGGCGCGGTTTGATCTTTTTGCCATCCACCGACGCCCCGTCCACCAGGGCGTTGTCCGACGTGCTGAGCTCCAGCTCAGAGGACTCCAGGCCCGTCACTTTGGTGATGTCGATGTCCTCGTTCGGGCCCATGCGGAGCGTCTTGCCGTTGCAGGTCAGCTCTATGGTGATTGTGTTTCGTGTCATTTCACACCTCCCACTATGTTCCGCAGCGCCTCGCGCTGGGCCTTGCTCACTTCGGAAGGCGTTGCCACGGGCACGTTGTAGGTGTTCTGCTGTTCCATGCGCTGGTCATAGTAAACACTGGTGCCGGTCGTGGTCAGCGCTCTCGCACTCGCCGCGCCGGAGGCGTTCAGGTTCAGAGATCCAGCGGAAGCCGAGACAGCGGTCTGCATCTTTGCGACCATTTTCTTCGCCTGGAGCTGCATGTCTTTGACAGCGTCAGGCATGGCTTTCTCAAAGCCCTCACCGATGCCAGGAGGGAGCCAGCGGCCGACCTCGTCCCGGAACTCTGTCGACGGCGAGTTGATGCCCAGGGCGTCCTTAGCCGCATCCAAAAGGCTCGAAGCCAGGTTAGCGACCTTGTTCTTCAGCCAGTCCCAGCCGGAGCTGATGCCGTTCCAGAGCCCGCTGACGATGTTGCTGCCGACCTCTTTGATCTTATCGGGCAGAGACTTCAGCCCATTGACGACGGAGTCGAAGAGCTGCTTCGCCGCTGCAGCGCCCTTGCTGGCCAGCTCAGTGCCCCAGGAAACGACTTTTGAAGCCGCCTGGCTGAGATAGGTCCATACCTTCCCAGGGAGCTGCTGGAGCGTGCTGGACACCTTGCTGAGCATGTTGCTCACGGCCGTGCTGGCATTAGAGACCATCTGCTGGCCCCAGCTGATGACCTTGTTCACCGTATTGACCAGGTGCGTCCAGACTTTTCCCGGAAGCTCCTGCACGATGCTGTTGATCTTGCTGAGCATGTTGCTCATGGCCGTCGAGGCGTTGCTGAGCATCTGCTGACCCCACTGGACCAGCTTGTTCACCGTGTTGACCAGGTGCGTCCAGACCTTCCCAGGGAGCTGCTGCACGATGCTGGTGATCTTGCTGAGCATGTTGCTCATGGCCGACGAGGCATTGCTGAGCATCTGCTGGCCCCACTGGACCAGCCGGGTGCCGGTATTGACG